AAAACTTTCAAATACTGATGATGGATAGTCTTTCATTGATAAACTTTGTAGCATTGCAATAACAATATCTTTATCGTCAATATCAATTACAGGTCCTTGAATTTTTCCTACCTTTGCTGCCGGTAAAAATTGTTGAATTCTCTCAATCCATTGATTCATTAAAAACTCTTTATGAACTATCACTATTGTTTTTTTCTTTAATTGAGTTATTATATTTAAAGATGCTGATGTTTTGCCCCATGCACAGTATAATTCTAATAATCCACCACCGTATTGAACGTCTAAACAATGTTTAACAAATTTATTTACTACTGGTTCTTGATAATCGCGAAGTTGTCCGTTAAATTCTAAATTAATATTTAAACCTTCTGATATTTTGTATTGTTTAGGAGGACCAAATTGTTCAACTCCATAATAATGCGGAACATAAAATTTATTTGGTGACTCTCTATAAGCTGGAAATGTTTTTGTATCATTCAAAGGTGAGCCCATAACAAATGGTTTTATCATTAAATCATTTCTTATTTTAACTTGTTTTTCAATACTTAATTCACTTTTATTTATTGTATATCCTTTTTGTCCAAGATAGGTATTCATACTTATATTATTTAGAATATTGTTTTTATGTTGTTTTTCGACCTTTCTTAAAGATGGAAAAAATAAAATCTATAAATATGATATATGAATACTCTTACAGAACTTTTTAAAAAAGAGCATACTGGTGAATTTATTTTAATTATATTAATAATTATTTATTTAATATTAGGATTTAAGACACCAGAAATAATTGCTGTTATGATTGATAATGTTATTGGCAAAGTTGTTATTATTTTAATTGTTATATATCTTTTCATGCATGCTAATCCTATTTTAGCAGTATTAGCAGCTTTAGTCGCTTTTGATTTAATGCGTCGTTCTAATGATGTTACTGGTTTAGGAGCACTTGCTGCTTATGCTCCATCTGAAAAGAAGAAGATGTCACAATTTACAGCTTTCAATCAATTCCCCTATACTTTAGAACAAGAAGTTGTCGCTAAAATGGCTCCAATTGTTCGTTCTGGTTCATCATTGAATGCAGCTTCTTATAAACCATTACTTGATAATTTATATGATGCTGCACCATTAAATACTTCTAATTAATTACATTGCACAGATTTTTGGCTTATGTCATTTGCTCTGAAAGTATTGTAAAATAGTATTTTTTATATAATAAATTTATTTTGTAAATTTATTATTTAGGTATTTTTTTGTGATTCTAGTAACTTTTCAGAATTTGATGTCAAATACTCAAAAAATAAACTTATACCATAATATAATATTATGAATAATACAATTCCTATAATTGTGACAATTATTGATCTAAAAATAGGACTTTCAGATATATTTGAAAAATCATAAGATGTTGAGTTTGTATCATACTCTACTGCAGTTTCTTCTTCTGATGAACCTGTAGGTTGACATGAAATATAAATTCCATCACCTAATTGAAGACCTGATATTGGACCTTTAGAATTATAAAATAAATCTCCTCCTGGTGTTGGAATTGGAAATGCTTGTATTATTTGTTGTAATGTTGTTATTGTTGTTGAACTTAATGGAATAGCATCTAGTTCACCATAAACAATCCAATCAGTTTTTCCTTCAGAGTAAACAAAAAAGGGCTTTTTTGGAACTATTTGTTGTAAACTAAAACTCATATTTAAATTTGTAGAATTACCTTGGCTCGGAGCATTTGATGCTACTTTGTTTATTATGTCTGTTATTATTTGTGATGCACTTGATGACTCACTTGATGATGTAAATGGTATACATACTTTCAGTGAATTTCCGCCTTTTTGAGGGTTATGTGTTATTATTATCTCTCCAGGCATTGAATTATCATTAAATGTATGTATTGATGGTGATGTTATTGTTATCTTATCTACAATATATTTTTCCTTGTTATATATAACTGGAGGTATACTTGTTGAATCATATGTTAAGTTTATTAAAACACCATTATTTTTAGCAGTAGAATTGCTTTCTGAATATTTAAAAGCATATGAACATTTTCTGTCACATTTTCCTTTAACATTTGTAGGTGATATATTTATATTTTCAGTACTCATTAATATAATTATATAAATAAAAATATTAATTTATTTATATAGAATGAAATTAACTAAAGGTAAAATATCAAAATTGTACAATAAAAAAAGTCAAAGTTTAAAAAAATATAAAAAGCTCAAGTCATCTTATAAAAAGAGAACATTTAGAAATAAAAGAAAAGTTAATTTAGCTAGAAAATCATTAAAAAAATTACATTATAGAAAATATAGAGGTGGTGAAGGAGATGATAATGATACTCCTAAAGATAATACTAATGAAACTATTAATACTGTAACTGCTGATCAACCTATAAGTAATAATACTACAGAGAATCCTGTCACAGAAACTAGTGATAAATCTAATGAAGGTGTTTTAGATATTCCCATTCAACCAACTGAAAAAATATCCACTAGTGATGTTGTTGATGAAACAGATAAAGGAGACACAGAAACTAGCGATAATTCTGAAGGTGTTTTAGATATTCCGATCCAACCAACTGAAAAAGTAGCTGATACTGTTACTGAAGAACCTACTGATAATTCTACTGAAGGTGTTCTAGATGTTCCGATTCAACCAACTGAAAAAGTAGCTGATACTGTTACTGAGGAACCTACTGATAATTCTACTGAAGGTGTTCTAGATGTTCCGATTCAACCAACTGAAAAAGTAGCTGATACTGTTACTGAAGAACCTACTGATAATTCTACTGAAGGTGTTCTAGATGTTCCGATTCAACCAACTGAAAAAGTAGCTAATACTGTTACTGAAGAACCTACTGATAATTCTACTGAAGAACCTACTGATAATTCTACTGAAGGTGTTCTAGATGTTCCGATTCAACCAACTGAAAAAGTAGATGATACTGTTACTGAAGAACCAATAGATATTACAGAAAATGCTAATACTAATAAAGAGCCTACTAATACTACTGATCAGTCATCTCAAGAATTAACTCTTACTACGGGAGATGTAGCAGATAAATCTAATACAGAATTAATTAATTCATTTAAAACTATAGCAAATTATATAGCGGATACTGTTTCTGAAAAAGTATCAATGTCTCAATCTGGAGAGAAACCTCAAGAAGGTTTTGAAGCAGTTAATAAAGCAGCTAAAACTATGGCATCAAGTGGCGGATCAAAATTTAAGAAAACTAGATGTTTTAGATTAACAAAAAAAAATAAAACAAGACATTTATAAATTTCATTTTATATATATAATATAAAATGAAATTAGATCATCCACGAATGTTTACAAATGCTTTAAGAACAGCTCTGCTTTTTGTTGCCGGTTTTTTTATTTATGAAATATTAGTTCGTTTAGAAAAAATATGGAATCAAGCAAATCCAGAAAATAAGTTACATCATTTCTATAAAAGAAATACTTACAAACTGATATTTATATTTATTATAGATTTATTAATTTTATATGGAATAGCTATTTTTTTTGATATTCATCATTAAATTCTAAATAAAAGGTAAATATTTTATTGTATCATTGTCATACATAGTAATTTTATATGGTTCATTAATACCTTCAATATAAACTGTATCACCATTATATAATTTATCGCAACCATATTCATTAGTACAACTTTTACCATTTCTAGAGAGAGGTAATTTCATGCTATTATTTTGGTCACTCATTGTATAATATTGCCATTTATCTCTATTGGTAAAAAGTGGACGTCCCATAAGTGGTATAATTTTGCCTTTTGTATTAGTAGCAGTCATAATACCTAATTGTCTATATTGTGTATTAACTGCGCCTATATTAGTAGAAATATTAATGGGAACAGCACCTGGTGGTATAGCTCTCGAAGGAAACCCTGGAATAAAATATCTCTCATCTCGTAGAGGAGGAGCATAAGGGTTTAATAGAGGGTCGCTTGGTAAATTGGTGTAAGGCCAACTAGGAATCCATCCCCCAAACCAATTATTTAATCCTGTATTCTCTCTAGTTGTATCCTTAATAACTATTTTTTCTGATGGTGAATTATTAACGACTACACTTTGTTTAAAGATAGTTGTATAAGTTATATAAATTAAAATTAAAATACAAACTACAATAAAAAACATTGAATAATTTTCAATACATATGACTCCTGGTGGACATTTTTTCATATTATATAATTATAATATAATTATAATATAAAAATAGTATTATGCCATAATTTTTGTTTCTTCTTTGCCAGTGGTAGTAGTAAAATTGTCGGCTAATTTCTTTAAAGTTTCTACTTCTTTTCCATCACCAATTTGACCCATTATTCCTTGTAAATTTTTAACCATTGGCTGAATAGTTTGAATAAGCGGTGCCATGTTTTTCATAGCTTCAGCTAACTGCATTTGTTGTTTCATTAAATTTTGACTATCAGCGGTTAAACGTTGAATGCCATCGCTGCCTAAAATATTATTTAATTCATCATAAGCATCCTCAATAGTTGTGGCATAGTCTATGTCATATCCTCTATTTTTACGACGTCCTGATTCAAAGCCTTGTTTATCACCAGTGTCTTGCGCAGGATTGTCCGGACTTGTTGAAACTTTAGAAGCAGACGATTTGTTAATTACTGTAGTAGTATCAGTATTATCAACATTTGCCATATTATTAAATTTTTCTTTTTCTTTATCATTTTGAGTGCTAGGTTTTGTAACTGGTTTAGTAGCAGAATTTGTAGTACCATTTCCAGATTCCATTCCTTCTAATACATTTCCTCTAATTGCTAATAAGTTTACTAATACTAATGGCACACCCAAAACAATTGTCATATTTTTACTAAAGTATCTTACTAAAACGGCAAATACAATAAAATACATTACTACATTTAAATTACCCATAACAATATAGCCAATTACATTTAATAGCGCCAAAAAAGCTATTATATTTAAAACCCACTTATTGGTTAGAAATTTTGACATGGCTGAATTAAGCTTCATTATATATATAATATTTAAAAAAATATTATATATTATATTATAAAAAATCGCATTATTAATAATTATTTTAAATATGATATTGAATATGATATTAAGATAATATAATGTATAAACCCTAAAGTAATAATCTTAACAAAATATAATATTGTATTATGTGAAAAATATAATACTTATACATATGGTCAATAAAATGAATCTAAATGAAATTATTTAACATATACAATGCTAAAAGTTTTATAAGTTGTCCAAGTATAAAAAATATGGCATAAAGTTTATCTAGAAATTCTTCTAGTGCTATTTCTTAAGTTTTTCTTAGGTAATTTAGATGTAATACTTCTTCTTTTACTACTGGTTTTATATATAAAACCACCTTTTTGTTTTCTATTTTTTTTCGTTGTTTTACGCTTATAATGCTTACCAGCCCTTTGTGGTGGTTTAACAATTAATTTATTTGCTTCTAAAATTTGTTTAAGCATGACTTGTGAAGTTTTGTCTCCATTTTGAGCATTACGAATTAATTGATTAATAGCACTCATTAGCTGTCCTTTGTTTTTGTTTTGTAATGTTCTCATAAAGGCTGAATATTCGCCATATTGAGTATTATTAGCATGTATGTTCATTAAATTTTGAAAATTTGTTTCAACATTATATTGTTCATTATTTGGAGAATTAACTAATAAAGTAGAATTTTGTATTTGGCCTTGCGTAGCACGTGAAATGTTTTCAATTGATTGTTCTAATTGTTGTGTGATTTCATTTAATAAAGCATCTACTTCTTGTTTAGTCTGAGCATTTGGAACACTATTAACAATAGTTTCTAATTCATTATTTGCTTCATTAATAGCTTGAGTAGCAGCTATTAATCTTTGAATTAATTTGTCATTTTCTTGAGTAAGAAAACTTATTTGGTTTTGTAATTCGAAAACTTGTTCTTGAGATTGATTTTGTTTTTCATCAAGTTGTTGTTGTGTTTGTTGATGTTCGTTTTCTTTTTGATTAAGTTGATTTTGAAAATCAGTAATTCTACCTTCACATTCATTAATTCTTTGTGTTAGCTCTTCTTCTTGTTCTTGTAATTGTTGTTGGTTTTTTACCGCAATTTTTGCGATTTCTTCGGTATGTTGTCTATCCTTTTGATCACCTTTCGCTTGTATTTCAGCTTGTAAAGCTTTTAGTTGATTATCAGCAGTTTCTTTTAGTTGGGTTAAATCTCTAAGTTGAGCTTCCAAATTATCAATTTTATTTTGCTGTTCTGTAATTTGACTTTGTGTTTTATCTCTATGTTCATTAAATTCTTGAGTTACTCTATCCTTTTCAGCTAAAGTATTTGAAATTCGTTGATTTATTTCTACAATTTGTCTTTCTTTATCACCAATAAATGTTGTATGTTCTCCAACCTGTATTTGTAAGTTATCAACTTTAGTTTTTAATTCATAAATTAAACCAGAAATTAGCTTAACTTTATTATTAATCTCTCCAAGCTTTGTTTTAATATCATTTGTAAATTGTTGTTTAAATTGAATACTAGTTTGAAGATTGCGTCTTATATTAGCTAATTTATCCATTTTTTCTTGAAATTCAACCAAAAATTGTTGTGATTGTGCCATATATATAAAATATATATAAAATATATTATTTTATTAGTGTTAAAGTATTATTTAATTGGAAAGTTCTTTAGTTTGATTTATAATCGTGTCTAAACTTTCCTTAATTGAATTGACTTCTTTTAAAATTTTATGTTGTTCTTCTTTTGCATCTTCGATATTATGTTTTGTTAATTGCCCAGATAATGTTAAATCTTTAATATATTCATCCAAAATTTGAAGAGCTCTAATTTGATCTTTTTTTTGTTCAGCAATATATCCATAAAATTTTTCATAATCATTTTTAACTACGTCTAAAAATTTATTTTGCTTTAAAATAAAACGCAATTTTTTTTGTTTATTAATTAACATATTTCTTTTTGCATCAATTAACTCTTGAATTTGAATAAATCTATCATCGTTCACTTTAATAGGCACTACTAATCTTGCTTGATAAGGTACGATTTGTTCCATTCTTAAATTAAACAATTATTTTATTATTAAAAAATAAATTTAAAATCTTTGTAATATATTATTTAGGATGTCAAAAACTTCACAAGAACTATTACTAGCACCTGACGATAATCGTTTTGTTATGTTTCCAATTAAATTTGATGACATATGGAAAATGTATAAAAAACAAATGGATTGTTTTTGGAGAGCAGAAGAAATCGATTTATCAAAGGATTTAACACATTGGGAAAGCTTAACAGCTGACGAAAAATATTTTATATCAATGATATTGGCGTTTTTTGCTGCTAGTGATGGAATAGTTTTGGAAAATTTAGCTTCTCGTTTTATGAATGATGTTCAAGTTTCAGAGGCTAGAGCGTTTTATGGTTTTCAAATAATGATGGAAAATGTTCATTCCGAAACATATAGTCTTTTAATAGAGACTTACATTAAAGATAAGGAAGAGAAGTCTAAACTCTTTAATGCTATTAGTCATTTCCCTTGTATCAAAAAAAAATCGGATTGGGCACAAAAATGGATTCATGATAATAGGAGTAGTTTTGCGACCAGATTAGTTGCTTTCGCTTGTGTAGAGGGTATTTTCTTTAGTGGGGCATTTTGTAGCATTTATTGGTTGAAGAAACGCGGTCTAATGCCTGGATTAACATTTAGCAATGAATTGATTTCGAGGGATGAAGCTCTTCACTGCGAATTTGCTATCCTTTTATATTCAAAACTCAATAAAAAAATAGAAAAAGCTCGCATTTATGAAATTATTAAAGAAGCTGTTGAAATTGAAACAGAATTTATTTGTGAAGCGTTGCCGTGTAAATTAATTGGAATGAATTCTGAATTAATGACTCAATATATCAAATTTGTTGCTGATAGATTAGTAGTCCAATTAGGCTACAAAAAGATATATAATGTTAGTAATTGTTTTGATTTTATGGAGTTAATTAGTTTAGAGGGCAAAACAAATTTCTTTGAGCGTCATGTGTCAGAATATAGTTTAGCAAATAAAGACACCTTTGATGCTTTTGAAATATCAGAAGATTTTTAAATTATAAACGATATTCTAAAAATAAAATATTATAAGATATTCGATAACTATTTAGAAATAAATTATTAATATATATATTATAATATGCCAAAAAATCAAACGGATTATTCTCAAACAATTATTTACAAACTTTGCTGTAAAGATACTAATGTTTTAGATATATATATTGGTCACACTACAAATTTTACTCAAAGAAAAAATCAACATAAAACATCTTGTTGTAATGAAACTGACAAAAAATATAATCAATATGTATATCAATTTATTAGAGATAATGGAGGTTGGGATAATTGGTCAATGATTCAAATTCAAGAACATAATCTTAAAAATAAAAGAGAAGCAGAATCAACCGAACATTATTGGATAGAACAATTAGGTGCTAAGCTAAATACTAATAAACCATATGCTAAGTGTAAAGAAGAACCAAAAATTTATAAAGAAAATTGGTATGAAGAAAAAAAAAACTATATTCTTGAAAAAGCTAGAGAACATTATCAAGAAAACAAAGAACAAAAATTGGAATATCAAAAACAATATGCTGAAGAACATAAAGAAGAAATCGCAGAAAAACAAAAGGAATATAGAGATAAAAATAAAGAAAAATTATCAGAACAAAAAAAAGAATATAGAGCAACACATAAAGAAGAAGCATCAAAGTCCCAAAAAGAATGGCGCGAAGCAAATAAAGCAAAACTTAAGAACCAAAAAGCTGAAATTATTAATTGTGAATGTGGTAATCAATATACTTTTGGAAATAAACATAGACATTTACAATCTAAGGTTCATATTAAATACCAAAATCAACTATGTGGAATAATTGAACCTCAATCTAAACCAACAATCAGTGAAGAAGAAAAAATCTTAATACAAAAACAAAAACAAAAAGAGTATAGAGAGAAAAATACTGAAAAAATTAAAGAATTTAAGAAAAAATATAATGAAGAACATAAAGAACAAATTAAGGAACAGACACACAATTATTATGAAGAACATAAAGATGAAATTAAATTAAAGACTAAACAATATGTGGAAGAAAATAAAGATAAAATCAAAGAATATAAGGATAGTTGGTATCAAAAAAATAAAGAGAAAATATTAGAAAAACAAAAACAAATATTTATATGCGAATGTGGTGCTGAAGTTAGATGTTCTAGTAAAGCAGTGCATTTAAGAAGCACAAAGCATAAACATTATGTAGAAAGTTTACAAACTCTAATCCTTTAAATTGTTTTAAAATATAACAAATAAAACAATTTAAAGGCCTTTATTACAAATTGTAGTTACCTTTGAAATATTTTTAATTATTTTATCTTCTGAATTATCATCTAATCCACCCATCACTTCAATAACCATCTTGTCATATGTATCTGATACTTTCGAAGATGAATTATTATATTCTGGAAATTTCTCTCGAAACTGTGGAAGGAGTTTAATATTTTTATTGGCTATTGTATTTATAACCTTTTTTATTTTCTTTTTTTCTTCATCTTCTTTTGACCATTCACCTTGGTCTTTTATGTACATAGTTTCTCGTTTTTTATCTGTACAATGTATTGGTCTTTCTGTTTCGTCTAGGTTATTTAAGTTTTTTACAATAATTTTTGAAATACCTTCTACATATCCTAGTTCTCCAAGTTCCATCAAATCGTTTAGTTGTAATTTAATGGAATCCACAAAATCAGTTATATTCATCGCGTTTTTACATGTTTCGTTTAAAAAGAAATTAAGATTGAACGCTTTATTATGTGAATTAGTATGAGTAGTTGTGTTATTATTATTTGTAACTATGCCATTTTTAACTAAATTACTTATAGTATTATTTTGCTCTAATATGATTTGCTTCATTTCTTTATTATCTTTAATTAACTCCATAACAAGGTCTGTTGTTATTATATTCGATTTTCCGGAACATTTTTTTTTGTGACGATAATACCCGCTATCATGTTTATAAATGTTTCCACATTCACACTTATATGATTTGGAGATTTTTTGCGACAAATCGCTATCATTTCCTACCATTTTACTACCATTTGCTCGTTTTTTGTGTTTATCAGTTGATAAATGTTTCTTGAAATCACTTGTTTTAGACGTATTATAGTTACAAAATTCACAACAAAATTTTTCAGCGACTTTTGGCGACAAATCACTACCATTTCCTACCATATAATGGTAGTAGAAAAAATCTCTAAATACTTTTCCCCAAAAAATTTATAAAAAATATGCTCATAAAAAAATATTTTTTCGTTTAATTTGTGACGATAATTTTTTTTTATCAAGACAAAATTTTTCGTCAGTAAGAAGTGTTTTGACTATCCAATTTTGGACATTTTTTTTGTCCATTTTTGAAAAGCTAAAATACTTTTCAAAAA